ATTCCATATCCAACTTAATTGAGTTGGTTGGTTTCGTCAAGAGCGTGGTCGTAGACCACAAAGTCGAAATGCCGAAGTCCCTCGCCGATGCTTGGCTATCTTATAGGTACCAGTACGGTACCTCTAAGATGGACATCCAGGACGCGATAAAATTTGTCCGTAGACGTATGGACTTAGGGACCCTGGATCGGCAGATCGCCGGCTACGGTGTCGCCACCCATGTGGTGGAGGGCACCGAAGTTGTTTGTCGGGTAAGCGTAGAAGTGCGTCCTCGTGAAGTTGATCAACTTCACAAGATCATTAGAGCTCTAGACACTTATGGTCTAACTCCGGATTTCTACGTAATCTGGGACTCTATACCATATTCTTTTATGGTCGATTGGTTTCTCCCGATTTCCGACCTTGCTGGAGTTGCGGACGCGAACTCCATGTACTTCTCTGGGCAGTTCTATGACTTCGTTGGCATTTCGTGCTCACTGAGTTATACCAGAGAACTTGGCCCACGAAAGGTCAAGTGCTACACCAGATGGGCTGGGTCAGTCCCGTCTGGCTTGAACGGAATGTACTGGTTGGAACCGCCGACGGCCAGTGCGCGCACGGTTGGATTTCGTGCGTTAGATGCGGTTTCTATATTCTTCGGCCGTTAACGGCCAGAAAGGAGCCTATTATGGCTAAAACCTCATCTTTTGGTTTCACCAACACTCAGGCTGGTGAGAACCAGGTTACTGCTCAGCTGTTGAAGCTGACCAGCAACTATGCACTTGTTGACTCAGACGCGAATAACGCCGTCCTGAACAACAAGACCGCTCCTATTGATGCTGAAGAGATCGTTACTTTCCGGTCTCGGAACATCAATCAGGTGAATACGGACCTGAATATCCAGAACCCTTCGAAGGTTACTGCCGGTGTGCAGTACCAGGTTCAGGTTGAGGACGTGCTCACCACTACGGATACTGACGACGCAAGTTATCGCGTCGATGAGCCTATTGTGGCTCTTCTCACTATCCGTCATCCCCGTTCCGGCAATGTGACTAATGCGCACATTGCCACAATCTTCACCAGGCTTCTCAGCTGCCTGATCCGTGAAGATGGAACGTGGAGGTTCGACGACCTCATGAGAGGTGCCGAACGCCCTGTTGCTGATTAACTATATTTCTTAGGAG